CCCCTAACAAGTGACAAATGGAAGATCACTCCACTTTAATCATGCATAGTCCTTTTCATACATGATTTGTGCTGCTGGATGCGTAATGCGATCGAATATAGCTGCACTGGCGACTTGGTCACACAAGTCTAAGTACTCTGACACAGGTAAACGATACCTAACGCAGAGCGCTTCAGGAGGGATAAAGACACCGGTTGAACCGAGTGATTTCGAGGTCAGGTGAGCAGCATACTGGCTCCCCGTCATTCTCATTCTCGCCTCTTTGGGCAAGCAATGCTTTAACATACTCCTGTAGAAATCGTGGTCACCCCAATTGGCACGCGATTCTATGACATCACTGATGAAAGTTTGAGCTCTTTTTAAGATTGACCCTGAGCCAGGCAAATCTCCTTTGAAAGTAGCAAAACCTCTCACCCATGCACCCATGTTCATAACAACTTGAATCTCACCATCAACGTAGACTGGTGAGTGTTTGAGGAGTTGGGCGTCTTCGAGTAACTCGCATTCATTCGGAGTTACACGATACCCAACATCCTCTGCTGCTAAAACATAAGCGCGAGCAAACTCGGCTTTCGTAATTTTTGATGGATCAGGAACTAGTTTTTGAAGACTTAAACCAATGACAAGAGACGCAAAGTTATTAACCACGGTGGTACCAGTAAAACCAGTATACATACGTGCATTTAAAAACTTATACTTAATCTTTTGTCTTCTGTTGTGTTTATTTCTAAACACTAAGGGTTTGCGTAGATAGGCAAAAGCCCTAGTCATACACTCATAGTGTTCATTAGGGGAGCCGTCGGTGTTAAAACGCAAAAAATCCTGTATCAAGTCTAGAAAAACATCAAAATGGGACCCATCACATTGTTTAATGTCTCCGTTACACAAATACCATCCATCACTACAACGGACCGCAAAAGTGTTATCATCAGAGAAATAATACATGTAACATTTACCAGCTGGGACATCCCTAAGCTGGGTAAAGATCCACTTCAATTTTTCCTTCACTGGTGAAGCCACAAACTCAAAAACGTAGTTACCATGCTCATAAGCACCTGACCACGCTTCTTTAATGCAACTCCACATCCATCCGGTGGCGTTGGTCCTGGCCAAACCAAGATCCGTTACACACCTTTTCTTACCTTCTGGCAAAAATTCCCCGGGCTTAAGAACGTATTCAGCGTTCTTCTCGTCGCCCTGGTAATCATGACCAAAAGTTGAGTTAATTTGTTCCATTTCTATGCGCGCTCTACGATTGGCGTGCGGTTGGAACAACCATTTGGGAAAGCCCTCTGATTTTAAATCTCGTTTCACTCTAGATTCAAAATACTTCTTAAACGAATGTAATCCACATCTCAACTTATGAGCTATTTTGGATTGGTTAAGAATGAGTTGTTCATGAAAACCTGGTGTCTCAGGTTTCCGTTTGACTAACATTCTAGACATCCCAGTTTTGTGCTCGTCAGAGCCACTACCGGGAAACCATACGTTTTTGAGGGTGAAGCAAGGACCAAAAATACTGAGGTATTCTTTTTGATACTGCTCCAATGTGACATCGAACAGTGGAAGGCCATTGGGATCCATGAAAGGATTCTTTTTGAACTTAGCTGTCACAACCAACCCGTTCAAAGACGTTTCCACAGGGCAATACTGAAAAGAAGGCGTTGCTCTACTAAATCCCATATAGTAATGCCCGATGACAACGCCTTCCGCAACCCATCACGCATAAGGTTGAGAGACAGGACGGGCCACAAGCGCCCCTCTATCTCTAACCTTAGCCTGATTGCTGGCAACATGAAACCTGACGACTAGGATACTGTTACCAACGGTTTCCAAACACATTGTTTGGCCTGCACCTTTATGCTCGTCAAACCAAATAGATGCATCATATAGCATTCTATCGTTGACAGCAATTAACTCAACACGCTGAGAGACATACTTTGATATAAGGTGAGTAATCAAAGCTGGGTAAACAGTGCCAGTGAAGAATTGTTCCGCACCGGATTGCACCCCCCATGAGTGCGTCTCTTTAACCCAAATAGCAGGCTCAATAGGGATAGCATCATCATAAGACTCAGCACACCAACAAGCATCTACGCAATCTTTCAGCTTGGACAACCTATACAAATGTCGTCCACCCCAAGCACACCAACCTTCCTTAGATCTAGCTGTGGGGATTTTCATCGTGATCAAGTCGATGTGTTTCTCGACACCTGCGACAGTGTTTTCCGGTCTCAAAGTGAAAGTTGGTTCTATACCAACGATCTCAACTTCGCCTTCTTCAGGGAGCAAATTATACTTGTGTGCTGACTTAAACCAAGTCAGTGGAGCATTCAAAGCATCCACAATCGCATTCCAAGCATATCTGTCCGGGACAACGTCGCATTCTTCTTCATCACGGGGGAGTGGCTCATAAGCATGTATTCCAATCATAGCTTTAACAGGTTGTAACAAACCTGCAGGTTCCTCTACGTCGGATTCATCATCGCTAGAGCTAACGACAATTAATACATTTTCGTCCTTCTCCTCCTCTATCTGTTTGGGTTCAAAAGCCTCCGGGGGGCTATTGACAGATAGGGGTGGTTCATCTGGTAAAACTGAAGGGATGGGAGCTTCCTCTTGCTTAGGGAGGGGCCCCGACGAACTTTGGGGTGCGATGGACTTAGGTGGAATGTGAGCGAACTTACAGTTCTTATACTTACACCCTGCTGGAGTGTTGAAATACAGACAGGGTTTCACTTCCTTGGTTTTTGGTCCATTGTGCGGTTTCAAGCTGTTACCTTTCTTACTAAACTGTGTGGCAGTACGTGCCTCTTTAATTCTACGGAGTTTCTCAGCTTCGCTAAATTGTTTAGTTTGGGTGGGGGGTGTAGCTTTACTAATGCTCAACCTTTCCTCTGCTGCTCTTTTAGCCTTTGCATGGATAGGATTTGGTGCCTTGGTTGGATTGCCAGGGACTTTGGTGTTCACTGCTATACGGCTAGTGATCGATGTTGTTTCCGATGAAACAACCAAACCGCCCTCACCGGGCTTGCTCTCCAATAGGTTGACTTCTACAGGAAAATACATGATTTCTAATGGAATTTCTGGGGGACACGCATTTTCGTCCTCTGGGCGAAATGTAATGATTGACGACGTTAAGGCCTCGGAATGTCCTAAACGTGATCTACAATCAGGTATCCAAGCTGATTGTGCGCGCATCGCTGCCCCCATAAATATTTCCAACTGATCAAGTATTTTTCTTGCTCGCAAGGAGTCATCCAAAGGATCGCGAGGTCGGGTCATCCGACGCTCTTCTTCTGGATTCATAAGTGAAAAGGAGTCCATCTTCTAAAAGATGGTTAAAAACAGACTACTCTCTGTGACAGTGTTGACCGACAACAAACGCCAATTTTTCCGAAAATTGGATAATACGTCCACGATAGGAGGGACTATTTCAAATAGTCAAACAACGCGCATTTAACGGTTCCAAACTCTATCTTTCGAATTAACAAGATGGAAGCGTCAAAATAGGGTCGACGGTAAGTGTCTTTATAGATGTAGAAAACAGAATTCATCACAACAATTCTAACACCATAGACCATGTGAGATTGGGGCATATCAAGGTTAGTCACCACCCCCAATTGTTCACACACATGCTCATTTTATACTCCAGAGCTTGAGCCAATGCTTATTTTGTTTCTGGTAAGGTTGTTAAAGTTCAACCGAGAGTCACATGCTCATTTGTTTACAAGGAAACACGTGAGTCTGCAATTGAGCTAACTCTTGCGAACTCCTTACGAAGTGCAGAAGAGAAACTGAGCTCAGAGGAAGCCGACGTCACTTGTGCAGAAGACAATGCAGCCATCATGCGATCAACTCCCACGGGATCGCTGTCAGCCGACATCCTCATACCTTCCGTTGATGGACCAATACACTCGAAATGTAAACCAAGCTCAAAATGAAATGATTCTCCGGCTTTCCCGGTGAACATTATGAGCGTGGTTGGTGTGCCACATTGTACACCGTTACCGTTCGTGAAAGTGAATCCAGAATTGATAACGGTTCCCGCAGCCCAAGGGTACACTGTTTCGAAAACCTGGGCATTAACACCAGGGTAATCTAGCTCAGCCTCTTTAACAGGATACAGTGGGAACTCCTGAGGTTCGCGTGTAACAGGTTTAATGATGCACTCTTGCATACCCCCTAAAGCTGCAGTGGTGGCGCCACCACCATTGATTTCCACAGCTGACTGGTGAGATGGGGCAGTGTAACAATAATACAACCCTTTCAAATTGAGATTAGTACCAGTGTACATGCATCTAAGACCTCCTCCAACAACTCTCTGCGAGGCAGAAGGGTTGGCAACTGAAGGATTATAGAATGCAGAAGCTCTGAAGCGGTTGTTCATTAGAGTATAACCTTCCACCCCAAGAGTCAAATTGTTCGTGGAACCAAGAACCTGAACTTGACTCAAACCATAAGCAGCGTTCGTTAGGTAAAAGGCTGTACCATCATTACTTGCAGTTGGGCAAATAGCAACGAAGCCAAAACCTTCCGTACCAACTAAAGCGTCAAACCTAGCATAACCAAAGTTCCTAGCAGAAGGAACATTCGCACCCGCTGGGATACACGCACCCGTTGAGTTAGCTGAGAAAGGTTCAGTCAAACACGTGAACCATTTCTTCAAGCAAGGGGTAACCGCCTTAGCGCCACGCTTCGGTTTAGTTGCTGACTTGACATCTTTGTAAATGGCCGACGCAGTAGCCATACCAGGCAAAACCGTCAATGATCTAGGATTGATGAGAAGATCATCGATGGCTCTTCGAAGCCCTCTCTGTGATTTGAATTGATTTTTGGCTTTCTCAGCTCCCTTCTTAATTCGCGCCACAGTGCGCTTTAGGGCCCCAGCAGGGGTGTTCTTGGATGTTTTGTTAGGAACAAAATAAAACCCTGGTTAGATCGCCACACCACTCAAGTGGGACAAACCTAAGCACATTCCATGCTCTCGCTTCGGCATTATGTAGCCTGGCTGGATTGGATAAGAAGGTTGCTGTTTGCTAGTTATGCTTGCAGCTGTACATGTTCTCCCCGCCACAACCAAAGTGACTCAATGAGTGTGAGCTATCACGTTTGATTGTTTTCACATTTTGCAAATGAATGCAAGGTGTTAATTGAATGAGTGAGTGTAATCATGTCTCAACATTGGAGCAATGCGTTTGCTAAATGCTCGCTTCACTATACCGATCAATTCGAGCGTGCCCCGCAGGCACAATCCAAATAGAAACAATGTGACACTCATGATTCAAATCGTAACACCTATACTACGCGTACTGAATTATCAGTTAGACGCGCAATTCCCTGAACACCCATAGTGTCAGATTCAACCTAAGGCAATGGTCTCATACGAGGAAAAGG